CGGCCGTCGAATAGTTGCCGCGGGTGTCATAGGCCTTGATGTAGAAGGTCGTGGCGACGGTGGCGGACAGGGTGAGAAGCGCCGCGCTGGTGGCGCCCTTGTATAGGAAGCCGGCTGTTCCCCAGCCGGAATCCGCCGACCGGATCTCGTAACCGGCGATGGGCAGGGTCCCCGGGGTGGAGTCCGCCCAGTCGACACCAAGGGCGACCGTTCCCGAGGCGACCTTGTTGATGGTTTGCGTCGGCACAGGGACCGTGCCGGGCGCTGTCACCGTAAGGGCCACGCTGGCGGCGTTGAGAGAATACAGGCCCGCACTGTCGAGGGCCTTGACGTACCATGTCCGCGCCGTCCCCGCGGCGGCCGGGACCACTTCGATCTGCGTGCCGCTGATGCGCGCGAGATATGCGGCATCGCCCCACCCGCTGTTCGCCAGCCGGATCTCGTAGCCGATGATGTCGATCGCCGTGTTCTGCGCCCACGACAGCACCACCCGCGGACCGCTGACGGTGGCCGCCAGGCTGGTCACGGTGGCCGGCGGCGTCAGGCGGCCGACGACGGTATGGGCTGCCGTCTGCACCCATGGGCCGACGCGGCCGTCCCAGTTCACCAGGCGCAACCGCATGTAATAGACGCCAGACTGCACGACGTCGGTGAAGTAGAACGGCCGCCCGACACCGACCGTTCCGGCATCTCGCCACAGCTTCGAAGCGAGGCCCGAGCTCGTCACGATCTGGCCTTCCACGGACTGGATGCCAGCCGGAAGCCCGGCGGGCACCGTGTATGTGATCGCGATCCGATAGCCGTATTGCCCGTTTGACAGGATCTGCATCACCGTCTCGTCGGAAACAATCGACTGGATGGTGACGGCGGCCGTGATCGTCGGCCGCAGCAGCGACGGCGGCTTGGTGATGTTGCTGTCGAAAGGCGGAATGACCTCGCTGTCGCTCAGATAAACGTCCGGCGCATAGTCGACGAGCGTCAGCCTGGCCGAAAGGTTCTCCTGCGGCTCGACCGCCAGCACGAGGCAATCGACGGACTCCTCGCCAAGCGTGCCGATCATGTAGAGATTGTCGGCCGCGCCTTCCGTGGCTGTCACGGCGACCGTAAGCGTGATGTCGGTATAGAGCCCGGTGGCTGGCTTCGCGGCAATCGTCCGGGTGATGCTGGTGCCGTTGGCAAGCCTGATCCTGATACCGTATTGCACGCCGGCAGCCATCTCGACGGGGTCGGACAGGATGAGGTTCAAGCCGGTCACGATGCGCTTGATCCGCCCCGAGGCCAGCCCCCACATGGGCACGTCGTGCACCACCTTGACCCGGTCGCCGCGCTGGCAGATCAGGTGCTCGATGTCGACATTGAGGGTGTAGGTCTCGGGCCGCAGCTTGAGCTGCGCCAGGTGGAAGCGGGCGTGCTTGTAGATCGCCTTCTTGGTGGTGACGCCCGGCAGCGTCAGGGCTTCGAACAGGGTGGCGTTCGCCGAGGTATAGCCGTCGTTGTAGACGATCATCTCGTCAGGCTGGTAGCCGCGTTCGGAGTTGTTGAACTGCACCCGGAAGGCATGGGGCAGCTTCGGATAGGCCCGGATGCCCTCGAAGCCCCAGCTGTTCGCAGGCGTGAAGCACTGGGCGATGGTGGACGTGGGCCGGTCGATGATCACCGTCCACTTGCCGTCGCGCAGCGCGGGGCTGGCGCGACCGCAGGCGGCGATGTCGCGCAGGACGTCGAGGATCGAGCGCTGGTCGATGACCAGCATGTCGCACATGAACTCGTTGGTGCGGCAGTAGTCATGCCACGAAGCCAGCGTCGTCAGGTCGATGTCGGCATTCGACACGGCCTGGGCATTCGCCGGGTGCTGCAGCACATAGCGGAACAGGGATGCCGGGTTCCGGGTGGTGCGCAGGATCCAGGTGCCGGTCGCCGTGTCGTAGTCATAGCAGATCGATGCGCAAAGGCCGCTGAAGCCATCGACGGTGCCGTTGAGCTGGTTACTGGCGCGGATCCGGACGGCGGTCATCGCCAGGGGCTTCGGCACGTTGAGCGGCCGCTGGTTGATGAAGCCCGAAACCGCGATGATGTAGGCCGAATAGGAGAAGTAGTAGTTCGACTCCGGCGGCTCGGCGCGGCTGTCGGACACCCGCAGGATGCGGACTTCCCACCGGCCCGTTGGAACCGTGAACTGCACGTTATGGGTGAAAGCGTCCTTTATGACGACATTGTTGAACGCGACGGTCTCCTGGTCGGCCCGCACAAAGACACCCGCGGCGAGGCTGGCATAGAGGCCCGACAATGTGAGACCCGCCCCGGTGACGGTGAAGCCGGCATAGGGGCGCATGTCGACGGTTGACACGACGGCGCCTCCATAGACGCAGACCCGCCAAAGCTCGATCTCGTCGTCGCCGATCTGCGGGATTCGGGTGAACGTCGTGCTGAAGCCGGTGTTGGCGTTCTGCTGGCGCAGCAGCAAATCGCCGGTGGGATCTGCCGTCGAGGTCGCGCAGTAGGCGCCCTGCCGGACACGGATGCGGCTGAACGAGTCCACCGTGAACAGCGACCACTGATAGACCGGCTCGAGGGCCGCATCATTGTTGGTGTTGAAGTAGGCTTGAGGAAGGTAGAGCGTCGTCGCCGGCGAGGCCGCATTGACGTCGCCCCAAGCCGTCAGCGGTGCCAGCGTCGTCGGGTTCAGCTGCCGGACCTGGATGCGGGCGCGGAAGTCCGCCGGCATGACGTCGCCGACATTCTTGGTTCCGTCGACCTTGCGCGCGAAGATGCCGGCGGGGAAGTGGAGCGCAATGTTGATGTTGTTCGTCTCGGAGGGCAGGACGAAGGAATTCATCTCACCCGCGCCGAGCGTGATGTCCGCAGGTCCGTAGGCGATCGGGGAGCCCGTGACGGCCGACTGGTAGTCCAGGGTATAGGCGTCGATGATGCCGATGATCGGCGCGATCTCGCCGTCGATGCGGTTCAGGATGTACTGGCCGACCTCCATCCCATGGGGGCGGTCGGTCGTGGCCTGCACGCGGGTGATGCCGGCGGCGTCACGCGCCCGCCAGGAGGTCCGCCAGAATTGCGCGGATTGCGTGATCTTGTCCCAGCCGCGACCGACCATTTCGATGTTGGGGACGAGCTGCGACACGTCGCGCGGATAGAGCGAGTTGAAATAGGTGTTGTTCTCGCCGGAATAGCCCACAAGGGTGGCCGCCTGCACGTCGTCGAACTGGCCGAGCGGCTTGTCGCCGATGCGGATGTCCGACACCTGCAGCGGCCCGTAGCCCCAGCAAAGGATCGAACTCAGGAAGGACGAGGCGCCATAGCTCTCGACCATGTTCTCGGCGGCGAGCGGCGGCGTGTACTTGATCTGGCCGAGCACCACCGGAATGGCGCCATAGAGGTTCGGCTGGTTTGTGCCGCCCAGGAGAAGGTTGGCTGACGTGCCGTTGTCCAGCGACTTCTGATCCTGCGGCCGGACCGGAAAGAGGTAGTTGACAAGCAGAGCCCCTGCGCTCGTGATGGCCGCCGTGGCGATCGACGTGGCGGTGCTGAGGCCGATGGCACCGCCGAAGGTCAGGAAGGGCGCGATGATGGGTGCAAGCAGCAACGCGCTCACCAGCACGCCCACGAGCAGGATCTGCCGGAAAGTGTCACCTTCCGCAATGGCGCGATACTCGACACGCTGCCTGGCGAGCGGGCGCACGTCCTTCCAACGCTCCGGAGGAATGGTGAAGCCGTCGACGGTGATGATCGCCCGCGCCCGGCTGGTCTCGAGCGGGCTGGCGGTGCGGGCATAGATCCACTCTTGGATCTCCGCCAGGCTGAGCCCGGCCGGAACCTCGCCATCGAGGCGCACGGTGCGCAGCGGGTGCGGCAGGCCTGCGACAGTGACCGCCCCGGCCTCTGCCTGGTAGCGGTAGACCCCCTCGATGCGCCTGACCCAGATGGCGGCATCAAGGCGCTCGACGACAGCATCGCGCCCCACGCGGATATGCAGGAACCGGCCGGCCTCGGTAATCACGCCGACGTGGTTGAGGCCGCCCCAGACCCGGAAGACCACGACATCGCCGGGCTTCGGGTCGTCGGACGGCGCCCAACCCTCCCGGTGGCGCGCGATCAGCTCGCCGATCCGCTGGTCGTGCGGGCTGTCATATTCCCCGTCGAAAGCCGGCAGATCGTTGCCGAACTGTTCGGCATGCACCAGGCGCACCAGCCCCCAGCAGTCGAGACCGTCACGGGTGCGCCCGCCGGTCTCGTAGGGGAGGCCGATGTAGCTTTGAGACCAATGTTCGGCCATCAGAAAAGACCCGGGAAGAAGGATGGGGTGAAGGTGTGGGCCGGGAATGGCTCCGCGGCGAGGCTCTGGACCACCAGCTCCGCGGTGATCTGGTCCTTGTTGTAGGAGATGCCGCCCATCTGGAAGCCGCTGAAGCTGATCTCGACGGTGTCCGGCGTGCCGCGCATCACGAGCTCGAGGAGGACGTTAGGCGGGTTGGTGATGGTGCGCAGCACCGGCACCAGGTAGCGGGTGACGTCGAACATGGTGATCTGGCAGCGCGGCGCGCTGGCGACCTGTTCGTCCGGCATGGTGATCTGGAAGGGCAGATAGATGAAGTTGTTTCCCCGGCTCACCATGCCATGCACGACCTCGTCGTCGGTGGTGAGGCCGGCGATCCGCCCGGTGTAGCTGTCGGCGATCCGCACCGGCGTTACGATCCCCGCGCCCGTGAAGGTGAGCAGGACGGCAAGGCTGTCCTGCGCATCGGGCGACAGCATCTGGGCGATCGCATTGCCCGAGAGGGTGCTGAGACGGCTCAAGGCACCACCTCGAGCATGAGATCAACGATCCACTGGGTGGGGGAGGAAAAGGCAATCGTGTACATCTGCCCATCCGACTGAGGCACGATCCGGACTTCGACCGCGACGTTGGTGACGGGGTGCGGAAAATCGAAGCGTGCCGTACCCTTGATCGTGTTCTGGATGAAGTTCTCGAGCGACGCGATCTGCGTGGCGTTCATGTAGAACCCCACCTTCAGGCTCTCGACCGCAGCGCCCCGGCGCCGGCGCTTTGCGGGGCCGGTGTCCATGTTGGTCGACAGGATGTTGAGACCGCGCGTGACTTGGAAATCCCGCCGCATGTTCTGCGGAAGGTCAACCGGCCATGTGTAAGCTGCCATTTATCGCCCCGTAAGCGTCTGCCGTGCGCCGAATGACTGGCGGATTGCGAGATTGGCGGACGACCCCGGGCGGCGGATCTCGGAGGCGACCAGATCACCAACGGTCACCTCAACCCTGCGATTGCCGCG